CTCTTGTTCATCAATTCTTTGCTGTTGCAAATCATCAAGGTATTCTTGCATTTGAGCTCTTTGAGAGTTTACAAGAGCAGAATATGCTTCTTGTACCTCATTACCAAAAGTTCCATCATCTTTAGAACTATCAATAAGACGAGCAATTCTATCTTCTGAGATACCCTTAGCAGTATAATAATCAATTACTACTTGCTCTTGAGTTCCTGCATCAGACATATCTAACTCACTGTAATTTACTTCACCATACATTTGCATTACATCTTGAATTGAACCTCCATTTTGTACTACATCATATAGCATTGCAAGATCTTCATTCTCTTGAAATAGAGAACCAATTCTTGCATTTACAGTATCTTCAAGAAGTTCTTCAATACCATCTTCATTGGCATCATACTCCTTTTCTTCATCTGCAAATAATACCCCTCTTTCTACTAGATCCTCCATAAGAATCTGGTAAGGGGGTTTATCTTCATCATCATTCTCCTCCTCATCTTCATAATCTTCTTCTGAGTATTCATTATCTTCATACTCTTCAGAAGTATCATCAAGATTTTCCTCCTCTAATACTGTCTCTTCAGCATTAGGTTTGTTTTCTAATTCTTCATTTTCTACAAAGTCTCCAAACATGTTGTTCTAATTTTAATTTTTATACGAGGTTTATTATACTATCTAATATTTTTTATTAGAATTTTTATTTAAACTTAATAAGTTTTGCTCCATTAGCTTTCTTTTTTCTAGCACCAGCTGGCATTCCAGGAATCATATTTGCAGGCATTCTTCCACTAAATTCTTTTTTTTCAGCAGCAGGTTTATTGCTATTGTTTTGAGCAGGTTTATTATTATTATTTCTTTTTTTATTACTATTATTATTTTTATTTCTTCCTCCTGAAGAATTATTACTAGATGAGCTAGTTTGTCTTTGACCAGCATCTACATCTGTATTTTTACTAGCACTAGCAACAGATTGTCTTTTTACTCTACCTGTAGTAGCAGCTGGTTTTTCTGCAGGTTTAGTAGATTCTGTTTTTTTATTATCTTTATTAGCAGCTTGTTTTCTAGATTCCTCAGCTTGTCTTTTTATTTCTTCAGCAATTTTAGCATCTTTTACTTTTCTTTCTGCTAATCCTTTATCAAAAGCTTCTTTAGTTTTAGAATGTTCAGCTAACTCTTTATCTATTTTAGTTTTAAAATCATCATCAGACATTCCATCTGGTTTAGTTTGACTAGTAATTGTATTTTGTTTTTTTACATACCCTTCTCTAAAGTTTTTTATATCTTCAGAATAATCCTTAACTCCTGAAGCAGATTTTTCAGCATACACTTCTCCTTTCTTTTCTTGGACATATTTACTTTGTTGATATCCAGGATCTGCTTGTTTAAGTTCTTTTTCGTATTTTTTACTTTGTCTATCGTCTTTCTTTTTCTTATCTGCTGCTTTTTTAGCAGCTTCTTTATCTTCTTTTCTTTTTGTATTAAGTGCTTTAGCTTTTTCTGATCTTTCTTGAATTGTAGTTTTATATGTTTTTTCATCAACTACTTTTCCTTTAAAATAGTGTTCCCCAGCTACACCTTTTTCTCCAGTTCCTTCACCTGTATAGTTTTTAGCTTTGTTTCTAGATTGAGCATTCTTAAAATTTAATTTAGCTTGCTTACCTTGAGGGCCTTCTCCAACAACATCTTTTACATAAGTAATTATTTTATTTGCTCTTGATTCTTTAGCTGCTTCAGTCATACCTTCTTTTACAGCTTTTTGTCTAGAAGGCAATACTGGATTTACAGTATTTGTAGCGGCTTCAGATTCTTGTTTTTTATAACCTTTATAAGATTTTTTAGTTCCTCTTATAAGAGTATTAATACCTGTTGCTCCAGTAATATCTTTTATTGCATTACCTAATCTACTCATAACATCTACACTTCCTTTATTTACTATATCTCCAGCAGTATCATAAATTGATCTAGCTGTTGCAGGTCCATATTTTAAAATATTTGCAAAACCTTTAAGTCTTCTTCCAAGTTTAGTTGTAGCATTAGAACTTATAAGTTCTCCTACAGCAGGAAGGCCCATTGAGATACTATATTCCGCACCTTTAGATCCTTGATATAGTCCTTTATTTTCTTTTGTTTTTTTATCTTCTTTCTTTTCTTCTTTTTTAGAAGCTATTTTAATTGTTGCTTTTTTTTCTTCTGGCTTTTTTTCTTCAGCACTCTCACTAAAAAAAGGAGTTTTGCTACCTGTAGCTTTACTACGCAAAGTATCAGGTGCTCCATTTTTACCTTTAAGAGTATCAGAACCCTCATCATACTTAATTAATTTACTACCCTTTTTATAAGGTTTAGCATTAGCATCTGGTTTTTTCATAAGTAAAGGCATTATTGTTCCTGCAGCTTGAGTAATATCTCCTCCATTTTTATCCATAAAAGCACCTGCTTTATCTTTAAAAGTAAGAGGTGCAGCAGTAATTCCTGCTTCATATTTTTTTATTTTACCTTTCATATTACTTAAAGGTTTTGCATTATTTTATATTGTGCATTAGAAAGAGATTTATGAATTTCTGCAAATACAGGATTTAATTGTTCTCCATACATAGTTCTAAAAATAGAAGCTAGTTCTCCAAGTTTAGCTACAATTTCTTCTTTATTAAAAGAGGGTGCAGGTTTAACTTTTATTACAGGTGTAACTACTTCTTCTATTACAGGAGCAGGAGTAAGTGTTTCTTCTACTTGTGCTACAACTAGAGTTTCTTCTTTAGGGGTATTAACTAATTTTGCCATAATATTTTTATTCTTTATTTTATACGCTATTTGCTTTTAGGTTTATACTTAAGAGCTTTTTTCTTAACTGCAATTTCTTCTTTCTTAAGAGCTAACTTTTGCTGCTCAAGTCTCATGTTATCAGCATGAACTTTATTTTGTTGAGCATTCTCTTTAGACTGCATTTCTTGTTGAACTTGCATCTTAGTTTTTTCAATCTCAAGTTTTTGTTGCTTCTCAACTTGATCAAACTGCATCTTAGATTGTTGAAGTGCAACTTTAGTTTGTTCCATTACATCAGGAATAGCATTTTGATTAACATCAGGATTACTCATACCAACATTACCAAGTGCTCTAATCTCAGCTTCTCTAAGTCTTGCTTCTCTATCAAGTTGTTTTTGAGATTCATCTCTATCCATTTTTTCTCTAGCAAGTTTTTCATTACTATCAATTTGCTGTTGTTGAATGGCATTTTGTTGTTCTTGCATCTTCATCTTTCTTTCTTCAGATTGTTTAATAGAGGATTCTACTTCAGCAATAGAGTTGCTCTTAAGAAGAGTAACAAAGTTAGAGAATTGTAAAGTTCCAGAAGCAATACCTTCTTTAGCAAGACCTTTAAGTTGTTCTAGTATTCCATTATCTTTAATACTATCAGAAACATATAATCCAAAGTCTGTATTTAAGAGAGACTTTGTATCTAACATCATTCTACTAAACTCATCAAAAACAAGTTTACCCTGTTCATTAGTAGAGTAAGCAATCTTAGCTATCTCTAAAAGGTGTTCTAAGACCTTCTCCTTAACCATTGAGTGTTCATGGAAGTATATCTCAGTGAGTGCATTACTTTGCACTACAGACCTTTCTACACCCCCTACAGTCTCAGAACTATTAATTTGTCCTTTTCTTTGTCTTGAGATACCAGTAATATTTTCTACTGCTTCCTCAATCTTATTAAGCATTGAGAAGTAACCCTGAATAGAGTTACTAAGTGTCATATCTATCCCAGTAAACTGGTTAAATTTTGATACAGAACTTGGATCTCCTTCTCTACCTTCTTCTGCTGAGTTTACAAATGCAATACCCAGAGTATCAAAGTAATACATCCATTGTTCTACTGTCCATCCTTTACTCTTTGGTATTTGAGCAATATCCATTACAAACTTCTTACCTTTTGCTTTAGCAAACTCTAACTCTAGTCTGTACCAGATAATGTTGTAGAGGTACTGATAGGGTTTAATGAGATCAACAAGTGAGGTCGGCTTGCTGTTGATGTTGTTGAAGATTCTACCAATAAATGGAAGTTTACACTTGTATGGGTTATCCACTGTGTTGAATTGATAGGGACTTTCATATGCAAAGAAGATTGTTGGTCCAATTTGTACTCCAATCCATGTCCTAGGTATCCAGTTCCATTCAACTTTGATTTCCCCTTTAAGTTCTTCAGGAATTTTGAAACTTTCATCAACAACTTTCTTTTGTTCCTGACCATTCTGATCAAGATAAGTTGCAGTGCCAATCTTCTTCTCACTTTTCCATGTGGTAAGTTGCATGAGAATTTTGGTACCGGTGTAGTTGTAATGTGGGTATGTTGTTGTAATGACTTCTGGGGATTGTCCATAGGATGCTGTTGCATTAAATATCTCTGCGCTTCTTAAGTTTTCTTTATCTTTATCTGTTAGTCTGTCTCCAAACCAATCTAGTATTTGTCCTCTATCTAACCACATTCTACCTACTGCCCAATCACAATCCTCAATAAAAAGTGAATCTTGGTTTTTATCACACTCAAAATGTATTGGATTCCAAGGAATTAAGGTAGGTTCATTATTAAATATACCTGCATAATATACTTCTTCTGCACAAGTAAGTGCATTTTGAAAACCTCTAATAAAATGATTCTTAAGTTTAAGAGCTTTCTCAAGATGCTGAAGAAGTTTATTAGCTGTAATTTCTATATTATTAGTATATGAGTTTGTAAAGTAAGTTTCTACTTCTTGTGGTGTTTCTGCTTCAGTTTTTTCTCCAAGAGCATTTTTAAGCATTGCAAGATAAGAATACTCTAAAGCTTCTTTCTTTTCTTCAAGATATTGATTAAAGCCATCTCTTCCAGTAGATACTACTTTATAGGAAAATGGTCTCTTAAGTTCTTCACCAACCAATTGTAAAACTGAGCTGCGAACAATATTATAGTCTTGAAAATTAGCAGGAAGATTCCCAATGCTATCATGAATATCAACACCATAAGGCTTAGTAACATAAGAAAAATCTTCAATATTAACAATTGAGTTAAAAAGGTCATAGTTAATTTGTTTAGCTTCTCTAGAAGATCTACTTCCTGAGAGGTTAGAATATGCTCTACCTACAAGGGCAATAATACATTTCTTTTGCCAATCTAAGGTCTCCTTAGTTTTCTGTGGAACTCGTTGTTCGGGAAGAGGTGGAATCATTAGTTACTAAATAATTTGGAAGAAAAGAAATCTCTGCCATTCCTCTTATACGAGTCTTTAAAAGCAGGTTGTATTCTAGTTAACTCTATACTTCTAATAAGTGCTAGAGAGAAGGATATAAATCTATCAAAGTTACCTCTACTATTGTAAGTTATAAGTTCCTGTAGTAATCCTACACTTTTAATCTTATAAACATTACTCTTACCATCTTCATATTCCTCTCTTAACCAGTTGTTTACGTAAGTGATAAGTTCATTCTTGACAGAGGAGTACGAGTTACCCACAACCCTAATACCATAGGTATTGGTATGTTGATTGGATGCAGATTTGACGATGCTTGGGGTTCTTGAAAGTAAATGAAGTTTATGTTTGTTCTCACAGTGAGTTTTGAAATTGTTGATGTTATTTTCATATAAACAGCTTGCGTTATAATACTCAATTAGGAGAATGCATTGGTCATAGAATTCTTTGAAGTTCTGTGGCCTGCCTGTATATTCTGCAACTGGAAGATCATGGGTTTCTTCCCCAATAGCATATCTTTTAAAGATAAACAATGAACCAAGAGACTCACTATAGTTAGCTTCATCTGTAGCATATGGATCTAAACCTCCAGTATATAAGTTGTACGATGTACCTGGAGTTGGTTTTTCCCAAATTTGTATACAACCTTTTTTATCTAAGGTTTTATCTCTATACTCTAATGGTCTTAAGGAAAGATCTGGTACAAATTCTGCATTACCTCTCTCATCATAAACCATCATTCCACAGATACCTTTATACTCATCTTTAGTCATGCATAATCCTAGTTGTCTTCTTAGATCTTCTGTAGGAAATACATTATTAGAGATAATCTGAAAGGCTTCTGCTGGTGACCAAGCATACTCAGTAGTATGTCTTAAATACTCATCAGGAGATTTTGCTTTAGCTTTTTTATTTTCCCTAAGTTTAGATAAGAGTTCCTTAGCCTTAGGTATATCTGAGTTACCACTTTTATCATAAGCTCCCTCATAGTTTTGAAACATAGGAAAGAAGAAACCTGCAGATTTTTCTCTTAATCCATCCTCATCCCATACATTCTCAAAAGGCATCATGTTATAATTGTCTGGATTATAGTACATTTCAGCAAAGTCAATAGTACCAGCTTCCATATCACCACCAGTACCAAAGATAATCATCATACCAGTATAATAATCACCAGCTTTAATAGAAGGTTCCATAGCATAGTAACTCTCATTCCAATTAACAAAAGTACCTGCTTCTTCTACAATAATTTTACTAGCATCAGCACCCCTTGCAGCATCAGGGTTATTCATAAAAGATACACAAGTAATAGAACTTTGATGTCCTTTAGAGAGTTCTGTACCATCATCAGTATATTCTATATAACCACTCTTAATTCTACCATCAGCTATCTTATTAACAAGCCTGCTTCTCTTAAAAGCTGGGCAATTGGTGTTGAGGTGGTTAAGCATATCTATTACCTTAGTAAAAATACCAATTTCTGAGAATAGATACTTCTTATCATAAGCAGCTACAAGTGTTAGGGACTTTTTAATGAAGGTATATTCCCAAGCTATAGTAGCAGCATTCTTATAAGAGAATCCTCTCCTTCTTGCCTTACCTACTATCATACTTTTACCCCCCTCTGTCCATAACACCTTGTTATTCAGGTGTAAAGTTGGAATAAGGAGTGGGTCTATACCATTTTCTGCTATCTCTAGAAACCAGAAGTACTCAAAATCACCATCCCAAAAGTCAGGAAGTAAGAATCCCTTAGATACCTTCCTTTTACCTCTGTTATCATCAGTTAAGTTTACCTTATTAATCAAGCAATAGTTCAAATAGAAGTAATGTTTACCAGTTATCTTAGCTCCTGAGACTTCATAGCCTTCTATACACCTAGTAAACTCTTGATCCCAAAATCTATCAAACTCTAAGGTCCCAGGAAGAGCATCAGTATATCTACCTTTAGTAATAAAGTTGTTACCAGCCTCTCTAAAGGGCTCAGTATTAATCCATATACCATTAGCATTCCTTATTGTTCCCATTTGTTAATCTTTGCTCCTGCTCTTACTTTATTTTGTGCTACATTCTCAGATTT